TAAGTGCTGAATTTAATTTTGAAAGTTTTTCGCGAGGGACACATTTTTTCTCAATCCCCGTGGCTCAGGATATACTCCAAATGGGACTTTATAAAATCGCCCATAAGGTTAGACGTTCTAATTTTTCTTACCAACTTTTAGGAACAAAAATCCGTATTTTCCCCGCACCAACAAAAGATGATCCTAAAAAACTTTGGATAAGAGTAGCAACCGTGCCCCAACCCTTGAGCCCGCCATTTAACGACGATACTACATATGGTGTTAGTAATTTATCTAATCTTCCTTTTGGAGAGATAAAATATTCTAATATCAATTCTATTGGAAAACAATTTATTCGCAAATTTGCTTTAGCCCTTTGTAAAGAAACGCTCGGGCATATTAGATCAAAATTTAAAACAATAAATTTGCCCGGTTCCTCAATGGAAATGGATGGATCTGAACTTATAGCTCAAGCAAGAGAAGATAAAGAAAAGTTAAGGGAAGAATTAAAAGAATTGTTAGAAAGTCTAACTTATCAGAACCTTATGAAGATGGAGGCGGACCGCGCTCAATCTCTACACGACATATTGAAATACGCGGCCCCACCAAAACCGATTTTGATTTTTTAAATAATTTCAACAACTTACATCTTCCTTATATTTATAATCAGCAATGTCGCGCTTATTTGTTACAGAAAAAGAAATTAATTTTTTCAATGATCTTTCCAAAGAACTTATTAAAGATATAGTTGGGGTCCACATATTTTACTATTCCATCTCGATTGACAAAACAAAAATCCACCCCATTTATGAAGAAGCGGTTGATAAAATTTTTGAAAACCCTATTAAACTTGAGTGTTTAGTAGAATTTATCGCAGCAGCGCCGAGGAGCACAATTTTTGGGCAAGAAGAGTTCTCGTCCGTCAATGTTTATCTTCACCCGCGCGATTTATTAGATAAGGGAATAGATTTCCAGATTGGGGATTTCTTTTCTTTTGGCCCGCGCTTTTTTGAAGCGACGAGCGTCATTCAAGATCAAATTTATTTTGGTCAAATTGAACATAAAGCGTCGGTTAAAGTTACGGGTCGCGAAGCCCGCAAATCACAATTCATTACAAAAATTCTCGGACCAACTGACGAGAAATATAATGACCCAGATGCGGTTCAAACCACATTCCACCAAACTCGCGGAGATGCTATGAACGCCGAAGGCGAAACTGGTGATGTTAGAGAATTAAGAAAGGCTGGAGTTTTAGAAAGAAATATAAATGGGCCGGCTCAAATATCATTAGAAAATGATGGAGTTCGATCAGGTTTCTATGGTGATAAGGATGAATAAAAAAAAATTTTTTATTATAATCAGTTTTTTCAAAAATTAAAACATATTTATAATCAAGAGTTTTTATTAAGGAGAATATTAAAAAATGGTTAAAGTTAGAGTTACAGAAAAAGGAATTATAGAAGAACCGGGGTCAGGTATTGAATTTTCAAACGCTTCACAGCCAGTTGGCGTCGCTCCATTTGTTCAAAACACAAAAGCAATCACTTCTGATACAACTTTCACTTCTGCTGATGCTGGTGTAATCACAATTACAAATACTACCGCCGCCGTAACTGGAACAATGCCCGCCGCGAGTGATGCTGTCGGCTGTTTATTTACTGTCCGCGCCGCTTCCGCCCGAGAATATACTTTAACTGGTTCTGATGCTGGAAGAAAATCATTCGTCCTCGGAGCACGCGTCGGAACGAATGCTGTTTCAAATGAAATTACTGGTTCTTCAGGATCGCGCTTAAGACTACCTGCCCTCGCGGGATCTTCTGTAACTCTTCTTTGTGATGGACATTCGTATCTTGTTTTGGCAAATTCTGGCTCTTTGTTAATTGATCAAGCCTAATTCTTAAAAACTTTAACCCTTTATTCAAAGGCGCCGGAAAACGGCGCCTTTTTATTTTCTATTATTTATAATTTAGTTATTAAATCCTTTTACCATATTTACTTATATGACCGCTCGGCAAAAAATAAATCAACCACGAAGAGCAGATATTTTACCGGATGGTTATTCTGGAAACAATATTCCTTCTGATTTTAACGAAGTTCCGCCAGTCGGCATTGCCGACGTTGATTTTGCCCTTTTTAATACTTTTGATAAAATTATTGGGTTTCAAGTTGAACAAGGTGGGCAATTAACAAAAATCCATGTTGTCTTCGCCGGAGGCGAACGTTTCGCCCGCGTCAAAAACATTCAAAGAAATAAACCTATACGAGATAGAAACGGGGCAATAATTCTTCCAATTATTTCAATTAAAAGAACCGCCATAGATGTTGAAACAAATTTTATGGGTGGAAGAGGGCTCGGGCAATCAACGGGCGATTTAGCAATAAAAAAAAGATTGTCGGATAAAGATCCCGCTTATCAATCCATTGTCAATAAAGCACTTCTCCAAAATCAAGATAATGTTGCCACACCAAATCATTTTTTAGACGCGGTTAATCAACAAGGCTCTAAACCGGGAACTTTTGCTACGCGTCGTCCTCAATATCAAACTTTAAGAAGACACGCTACGGGCGAAATATTGCCGAGCGATCTTGGTAATAATATTTTTGAAGTTATAACAATTCCATTTCCTCAATTTTTTACAGCAACATATGAAGTTGTTTTTTGGGCTCAATATATTAAACATATGAATGAAATGATTGAAAAATTATTAAATGTTCCATTGTTTCAAGTGAATTCTTTAAGGATTGATACAAATAAGGGATATTGGTTCGTTGCTTATATTGAAGATAGTATTCCATCTGGGGATAATTTTGAAGATTATACAGAACAAGAAAGAATTATTAGGCATACTTTTACAATTAAAGTTCCTGCTTATATGGTTGCTCCACGCAATCCTGGCGATTTGAATCCGTTTAGAAGATATTTATCTGCTCCGCAAATTTCATTTGAATTAGAAGACGGAGATTGGATTGAGCCTCAAACTGAAAGCCCGATTGGTTCTGGCAATATAGATAAATTTATTTTAAACGATGTTCAGGAATTAGATAAATCAGGAAATCCTGTTTTACAGTCAGAAGGAATAAAAACACGTCTTGCTCAAAAAATAATAAGAGATCCATTTACTGGAAAAGAAAGAATAACATTTGTTCAAGTTATTGATAGAAATAAAAGAACCGGTGAAACTGTGGCAAATTCTCAATTAATTCATAGAATTGACGATATATTTTTATAGAGAATATTTAATTTTAAAATGAATAATTTTAATCAAAAAGTTATTGAAAATTTATTAAATGAAATAAATAAAAGAAAATTTCAAAAAAATAATTTTATTTATCTTTTTGAAAATAATCAAATTAAAAGTGAAAATTTTAATAATTTTGTTGCACGCGCAAAAAATTATAATGAACTTCTAAATAAATGGGAAAAGTCTATTTTATATGAAAGAAATTTAATTTTTAAAAATATAAATCAACTTAACGAAGCATCTTTTTCCGATTTAATGATAATTGCCAAAAAGGGATATGACAAAACAAAAGGTTTTATAACAAATCAAGCACAAAATGCTTGGAATAAAATTAATGATTTTATAGTTAAAATTTTTATTCAATCAATTTCTTTGGCGGGAAAAGGAAAAGGCGCATTTGCTCGTATTTTTTCTATTTTAAACAAAGCATTGTCTCCAATTTTTAAATTTTGTGGGGAGCATAAAACTTTTTGTAAGATTGTATCTTCTTTTGTTATTATTTTGGTTGTGTCTGGTGTTTTTGCTGTTATGGCAGATAATGCGCGCGCCGAAATTGAGGTTGGTCTTCCTCGCCCCGGTGGCGGAACTGAATTCATTCCTCTTGATAAAGAAACTTATCAAGTTGCCCGCGCCCTTATACAAAAAAATACTTCAGATCCACAAATGGCTGACAGCATTATGTCTTTCCTTGATCAAGCACAAAATGGCGATTTTAAAGTAATGATGGATATTACCAAAGAGTCAAAAGCACCAGTTGAAGAAGCCCTCTCGCAGGCGAGAGAATTAATGGATAAAAATCCGGAAGAATTTAATAAACTTCGTGTTATTGGAGAAAAACTTCAAAGTTCTTATATGAATTCAATGAAAGAATGGGCGAGCGAACTTTTTAAATTAGAAAATTTTAGAAAAGGACTTCAAAAGGATTTCCAAAAACAAGGTTTATATTAAAAATTTTTTTAAATCTTGCTTTTAGGATTTTTAAATAATATTTAATAAGGAGAACTTTATATTGGAGATAAGTATAAAAAATGGCCGAAAAAACTTTTTCATTTAGATCACCGGGGTTTTTTGAAACTGAAACTGATTTAACACAAAGACAAAGACAACCTTCTGGCGTGCCGGCCGGAATTATTGGAACGGCCAATAAAGGTCCTGCTTTTGTTCCGATTACTGTCGGTTCTTTTGCTGATTTTAAAACAAAATTTGGTTCTTTAGACTCTGATAAGTTTGGCCCTTATGCTGTTAATGAATTTCTAAAAAATAGAAATGCCGTTACTTATATTCGCGTTCTTGGAGCCGGCGCAAATGAAACTATAACAGATATAGAAAATACCAGAACAAAAGGAATTGTTAAAAATGCTGGATTTTCCGTTGTGGCGTCAAATGCTTCTTCCAACGGAGCTCCAGCGTCGGAAACTCGTCATGCTGGTGCTGTTCAATTTATCGTAGCGAAACATTTTCTTTCCGCCAGCGAAGGATTGGCAAGTCCTCTTTTTACTGACAATGATAGTTTTAATACAACAGGACTTCATTCTGCTGCTGATACCGTAAATCTTGTTAGGGCCATGGTTTTAATGGCGAGCGGAACAAGATTAATGGTTTTAAACGGAAATGAAGCAACTCCTGCTTCTATAGAAGGTTCTGATGATTTGGCTACAATCGCCCCGAGTGGAGATGCTCTTGGGAAATTTAAACTTGTTATTTCTTCTTCTGCCGGAAGTGGTTTTGCTACGACTGATGGAAAAGTTGGCCTCAAAATTTTAACAGCCTCTCTTGATCCTTCAAACCAAGATTATATTGGAAATATTTTAAATACTGATCCGAGCAAGTTTAGCGCCGAACAACATCTTCTTTATGCTGATTTTGCTGTTGAAGAAGAAATTGCTACAACTGCTTATGATGCTAGTTCCGTTGCCGTTCTTTCCGGTTCGGGATTAACCTCAACAACTTCTGGTGATACTTCAGTCACTTTTAGGCAATTATTTGGCCGCTTCGACACGAGATACAGGGCTCCAAAAACTCCAAAAATTATTTCACAACCTTTTGGGAAAAAAGAATTTGATTTATTCCATTTTGAAGCAATTTCCGATGGAGAATATGCGAATAATAAATATAAAATTTCAATTTCTAATTTGCGCGCATCCATCGATGACAAAAATCCTTACGGAACATTTACTGTTCTTGTAAGAAATTATAGTGATACTGATTTTGACCAAGAAGTTTTAGAACAATTTCCTCAATGTTCTCTTGATCCAGACAGCGACAATTATATTGCCAGAAAAGTTGGGGATAAAAAAGTATTTTATGATTTTGATGCCTCTTCTGACGAAGAGCGAAGACTTATTATCCAAGGAAAATATCCAAATAAATCAAATTTTGTTCGCGTTGTAATGACGGAAGAAGTTGAAACTAAAATAGTTCCCGCAAAATCATTACCATTTGGATTTAGAGGAATTGAAGTTCTTAAAACAAGCGATACGATGACTGACAATGGAACAGGACTTCCTAATTTCGGAATTTCTGGCCCAACAATAAATCGTCTCGCCGGCCAAGGCGTTGATACTTTAACTGGTTCGGTTGTTCCGCCTCTTCCGTTTAGATTTAAAATAACAAGAGGCGAAATAAAGAGTAGCGTAGACGATGGCGCTCAATTCGCCGGAACGCCGGGTGTAAATGAAATTGTGGATGGAAGATTATTTTGGGGCGTCAAAACAGAAAGAGTTCCTTTAACTGGAACGGTTTCAAACGCAACTCTTAATCCAAATGCTTCAAGCGAAAAAAATAAATTAATTGAAGCATATTCAAAATTTCTTGGATTAGATAAACTTGACGCTCTTGTGACTGGTTCTGGAGCCGACGCTTTTAATAATAATAAATTTACATTATCCCGTGTTGCGTTTGGAAACACAACCTCTCAATATACCGATACTGAATTAACCGGTTCGGCCGCGGAGCACATAAAAGAAGCAGTTTATATAAGAAATGCTTCGCCAGATCCAAATGAATATAAAGTAAGTGATGGAGTTGCATCAAACAGGATTACATTAGGAACTCTTATTGCGCAAACTTCTTCTGTTACATTTAATAAATTTACTGAATTTGCTAAATTCACAACAATTTTGGCTGGTGGGTTTGATGGTGTCAACATTCTTGATAAAGATGCTATTAAATTTAATGATAAAGCATCATCTCAAGATACTGGTGGTGGTGCCTCAAGTGGATACGCCTCCCCAGGTCTTGGAAATTCTTCTGCTGGAACTGTGAATATCGGCGGAACTGGAAAATCTAATAATGCCGTTTTCTCATATAGATCAGCAATAGATATTTTGACAGATCCGATGTCTTCCAATATTGATTTGTTGGCAATCCCAGGAATTAGAGACTCATTTGTAACGGATCATGCCGGCACAAAATCAAGAGAATTTGGATTAGCAATGTATGTGATGGATCCGGTTGAATATGATCATAATACGGTTAGGCTTTTTGACGATAGTGTAGGAAGACCGGACGTAACAAAAACTGCTGAACAATTAGATACTAGAGCAATAGACAATGATTATGTTTCTGCCTATTTCCCAAATGTTGTAATCAAAGACGAGGAAAATAATAGACTTGTTGAAGTTCCCCCG